GTTGAGGTTGATTTGGACTTATTCTTGGAGAGGATAGGTATTGGAGGACCTGATTTGGACTATCTGTGGGACGATACGACGGAGTTAGAGGAACTTTTAGACCAAGGCTATGTAATCACTCAGGCACGGGAAATAGACCCCTCAGAAATCGTTAGAGAGTATAGAGATACTTTTAGTAAAGAGGGTATTACAGAGGAACAATTTTATAGATTGGTATCAAAGCCAAACGAACCATCGGTGATGGATAACGCATTTAGGTTGAGGAGGTATGTATATGCTATTGGACCTCAAGGGGGACCAGACCTTATCCCGACATCACGAGAGTTTTGTCGTAGGATGATGGGTAAGAGACAATTGGTATGGAGATTTGAGGACATCAATCTCCTCTCCACTCAACTCAACGCTGAGGATAGTGATAGAAGGATTATACCGAGACCCAAAGGTGCTCGTGTTGATACTTGGCTATATTTTGGTGGGGCAAATTGTCGTCATCGTTGGTTGGAGATACACCTTGACCCTGATGAGAGGGTAAGGAATAACAAACAGATTGCTGAGCAGGATAGTATCCTTACATTGGATGCTCCAGGTCAGGCAGGTCAAGTAAATGAACCCGTCCAATATGGTCGTCAGAGAAACCCATCTACATTGAGGGAGGAGAGTATGAGCGGAGTGGATACCCCTATAGGTTTCCTTCAAGGAGTTCCTGTCTATAATACAGAGACGGAGGCTAAGAGTAAGTCAATGGCTATGGGCTGTGAAGGTATATACGAGGAGGTTGATTACAGAGATGGTAAGGGATTTAGACCTTGTAGAACCAGAAAGAGTAATGAGTTCAGTTCTCAAGAATACCAATTTAAGTTGGATGAGGAAAAGAGGATGATATATTCTCCTGCTATGATACCCAACAAATTGATTAGACGATATGAGGAGGGTGAAGGTGAATACTTTGTCCGTTTCAGTAAGGAAGCAATTGAGAGGGGAGCCCATAAGTTTTTGATGGAGGGTAGAACCTCACCTGAGTTTATCAACTACGAACATACTGATAAAAAGTTTGAGGACATTTGGTTGGTGGAGAGTTGGATTGTCGGTTCAGAGGAGGATAAGATTTATGACTATGGGTATAGTCGTGAGGATGTCCCTGAGGGTTCTTGGATTGTTGGGTATAAGGTGGAGAATGATGACCTTTGGAATAATTATGTAAAGAAAGGTTTGGTTAAGGCCGTTAGTGTTGAAGGCTTATTTGATATGAGTTTCAACGAACAAAAGAGTGATGAATATTTATTGGATGAGGTAATAAACATATTAAATCAAATAGATTAAAAATTATGAACGCATCAGAAGCAATCAATAAGATTAAAGAGATGTTGGGTTTGGAGTTTTCATCTGTTGAGAAACCAGAAATCGTAGAGGAAAAGTTTGCTACTACTGAACTTGAGGACGGAACCAAAATCACCAATGATAAAGAGGGTGAGTTTGAGTTGGGAGACAAGATTATGGTAGTTGGTGAGGATGGACTTTTAAGTCCAGCCCCTGCTGGTGAGCATACTTTGCGTGATGGTTATGTAGTCGTTTTAGATGAGGAGAGCACCCTTATTGAAATCCGTGTCCCTGAAAGTGAGGATGTAGCGGATGTTGTAGATGAGAATGCTACTGCTGACGAGGAAATGGCTGAGGAAACAGAGGAGACATCAAAGTTCAATTTTGAGGATGAATTAAAAACAATCAAGTCATCCATTGAGGAGATGTTAAAAGTAATGGAGGCTCAAACTGCTGACTTTACTGCTCAAGTTGAGGAGGTAAAGAAAGAGGTTGAGACATTCAAGCAAGCCCCGCAATTTAAGGGCATAACTGAAAAAAAGAATATCACTGAGAGTTTCTCGGAATATAGATTAGGTATTCTAAATAAACATAGAAAATAAAAACTAATAAAGATGAAAAAGAACTTTAAGTTTGACTATGACCTAACAGCCTTATCTGCTTATAGTAGAGAGGTTGCTGACGAGATGTTATTGAAAGATGTCTTAGGTCTTACATTACCGAGATACGCATCGGTAAGAGCAAATATTCGTGGGTCTGAAAAAGTCCCTTTTATGACGAATGAACTATTTTTCCAAGATGGAAAATCTTGTGGTTTCAATTCAAGCGGAACTACATCAATTGACCAAGTATTGATTGATACTACAACGGAAAAAATCAACCTTGAATTATGTCCGTATTCATTATACGATGTATTCTTAACTGAGGCATTGAGACAGACAAACATTCAAGAACAAGTCCCATTTGAGACGCAACTTATCCAAGATATCTCAAACAGAATGGCTAACAGAATGGAAACTCAATTATTCCAAGCAACTGCTGCTGGTGGTGATTTTGATGGTGTTGATACATTGCTGGTAACTGGTAATGGTGTAAATCAAATTGCTTACTCTGCTGCTTCAGTAGATAGTATTGCTGCTTTGATTGAGAACATCCCATCAAATGTTATCCATAGAGATGACTTGGCGGTAATGGTAAATTATTCTGACTATCGTGCTTATGTTAATTCATTAAGAAACAACTCAACCTTGAACTTATTTGCGTTTGATGACGCAGGTGCTATGGAAGGTTCTGAGTTTGTTGTATATGCACCTGGTACTCGTATCCCTGTAATCCCTTCAGTTGGGGTTCCTGCTAATACTATTTATGCTGGTCCTGCGTCTTACATTCAAGTAGGATTGAACACCACTGATAGTAATGGTATGACTATCAAAGCATTCTACGATGAAGGTGAGGATGTAGTTAAAGTAATCGGTCGTATGACTTATGGTGTTGGTATCTTTGATATCGCTTCATTTGTTGTAGCACGCTAAGAATAATAAACTAATTAAAAACAAATAAATATGTCTTGTTTTATATCAAATGGATACACTCTTGATTGTAGAAATGCGTCATTGGGTGGTCTGAAAACAATTTGGATTTTAGGTGATAGTGGTAATACCATCTCATCTACAACTCAAGATGTTGATGGTAAATACACCAGCATCTCAGGAACAGGGACATTCTATAAGTTTGAGTTATCTAAGGCTTCATCATCATTTGAGGAGGCTATCAGTGTAAATACAACTGCTCAGTCAGTGGCATTTACTCCAACTCTAACTTTATCGTTCCCAAAACTTGACCAATCTTTAAGAAATGTATTCTTTGAGTTGGTTAAGCAAAATGAAATCTACGCAGTAGTATTAGATAACAATGGTCGTTATTGGTTGGTGGCTCCTGAAAATGGATTGTCGGCTGATAGTGGTTCTATGGTATCAGGTTTGGGTCTTACTGACTTGAACGGGGTGAATGCTCTAACCTTAGCGGGTGGTGAGCCAGAACCATCAGCAGAGATTGATGATATTACAACAGCGTTTGCTGGTATCACCTTCAATGCGTAATTGATTATTCAATAATAATGGGGGGATGTTTCCCGTGAAACATTCCCCTTTTTTAGCCTTTTAATAATATTCATATATGAGATGGAACGGAAAAAATTATAGACCCGTATTGGGGACTGGTAGAAGGTCGGCAATGCCTCAAACTTATAGTGTTGGAGCGAGAAAAATGAAAATGGTTGGAAGCATCTTTATGGGTGCTGGTGAAACAACGCCAAGTCCAACTCCACCACCCCCATCTGTTGAGGTATTCATTACTCCAACGGGAGCCACTCAATATGAAAATGTTATTCTATCCGCAACAACAACGGGAACCTCACCAACCTTTATATGGACTTTAACGGACTTTTACAACACTGGTGATACCCAAGTATCATCTTACACGGGACAGACCTTACCAGAGGGTTATTTTACCTCAACGGGGTCGTCTAATGTTAGTGTTGTAGTTTCCGCAGATGAGGGTAGTGGTAGTAATTCCACATTTAGTGTGAGTGCGTTTGTTCCAACAGATGTTAGTGGATTACAATATTGGTGGGACACGACAGATGTATCCACAATCACATTTAGAACGGGAACTGATTACATAGAACAGATTGACGATAAGAGTGGTAATGATTATCACTTAATTCAACCTACGGCGACTAACCAACCTATATGGTCTGCTTCAACTTTAGGTAGTGTTTCAGCAGCCACTTTTGACGGAATAGACAATTATATTTATGTTGATAATGGAGTTGAGACCACCCCAACGGGTAGAACGACATTAGCGTTATTTATTAGTGATGGAGATAAAACTGCGGTCGGTCAATCGTGTAATTATGGTGGTAGTATCAACCAAGCCTGTTCCTCTACTTTTTACTGGATGACCTCGGCAAATGGTTGGAATAGTTATGATGGTAGAAATATCCATAGAGCATTACAATTATCTAATGTTAGTGGTAATGTTGCTGGATTATTAGGAGAACAAAATGACTACACCACACAAGCATATCTAACGGGAATAAATTGGTCTGGCACCCCTTATATTATGAATGTTGCCAGTAATGACGAAAATGGTGTTGCTAATACTCATTTGTTAAATAACCAAGAACAATATACAGACATTACCCATACAAAAGATTTTATACATAGATATACTATTATTGGGTCGGCATCCCACCCAAGAACAACTAACTATTGGTTTAAGATGTTAGGTGAGTTTGTTGAGATGATACACTTTGATACTGCGGTCAGTCAAAATGACTTGAATAAACTACAAAGATATATTTCCTATAAAAACTTTGGAACGATGGATATCGTAAATTACTAAAAAAATAATATATGGCACACGAATTAGGACATACGGGCTGGTTACAATTTGGAGATGAGAGTGAGGCGAACTTATTTGTTTCACAGATTGATAGTTGTATGGGTTATCCAACACCCGATGGAAAGACACAAACTTGGGCGATACCATCTTGTTTGGCTGACGGATATTATCCAACGGCTACGACTGAGAATTGGTATGTTATCGTCAAAGACGAGATTTTAGATTGTCTAACCCAAGAACAAAAGGATAGTATTATTCCTTCATTACCTGCTGGTTGGTTTGTTTGTGGAACACCAGAGCCAAGTCCATCGGGTTCAACTGAAAATTACTAATAATACTTAATGGGAATAAAGTATCGTAATACTGATTTTATCAATCTCTTTGGAGACCCTGATAGACCCATTTATGGGAATGAGATTGTTGCGCCTGTTCCTCCCACTCCAACACCTTCTCCTTCTCTCACCTCCACTCCCTCACCCACTCCTACCCCAACACCAACTCCATCTACGATACCATTTACCCCTGATACTTTATCTGATTTGATGATATGGTATGACTTTAATGATATCAGTGAGATGACTTATGACGGGGCCAATTTGGTGTCTCAGGTGAATGATAAGTCGGGTAATGGATATGATATTACCGCCAGTGGAGCGAGGAGACCATTGTTGATTACTGATACGACTTATGGTGGTAATTATGCTGTTGAGTTCAGTGGAGCCACTACATCAACTGAGAGACAGGCATTACAGAGAGCCTTGGGAACGACCCATACGGGTATCACGGGGAATACTCTGTTTGTTGTTTGGAAAAATGAGGTCATCAACGGAACCTCAGAACAATGGCCTTGGGCCTTGAATAACACGGGAAGGTCTCAATTGTTGGAGAGTAGGTATTTTGAGAATACGGACATCTTTAGACCATCGTATCCTGGTATGAGATTTAATAGTTTCTCAGGTTGGTCTCAAAGTCCATATTTCTTAACTTGGCAGACCCAAGAGCCTGGTAGTCCGTATGCTACAATTGACGGGGACTTAAATGGAAACCCTCCATCAACTTATTATAGTGATACTTATAGTTTCAGTGAGATGGACCATATCTCCATTGGAGGTAGAACAGAGTTTGGTGGATATGCCAACCCGATGAAGGGTAATATGGCGGAGTTCATTGTATATGAGAGAGTGTTGAGCCCGAGTGAGGTAGTTCAGGTGGTGAATTACTTGGAGGATAAATGGAATTATGTTGCGTGGTAATGTATTTTATTAGAGTAAATAACATAGACGAGGGTAGAACCCTTTTAGAGGACATTAGAGAGTGTTTCTCATCATCAAGGTCGTATCTATTACAAACGACTGAGAACGATGGTGTGGGGACATATATCGGTGTTTTGGAGGAGGATGAGTGTGGAGTGTCCCCTGAGTTATGGGATACAAAGGAAGCGGACTATGAAGGTATATTGATTGAGGATTATGAGTAGTGTTCCAAAGGTAAATACCCAATATAGAAACAACTTTATCGGTCAAGACCGACCGATTTATGGTAATGAGTTGATTGGTCCTACACCAAACCCAACGCCGACCGCCACCTATAATTGTATCAATTGTAGTGAATGGACAATTACAAATACGGGGACTACAGAGCCGATGATTGTCCGTTATTACCTTTGTAATACATCACCAACAATTGTGGAGACCACCTTAGATGCGTCAGGTAATACTGAGGATATCTGCGTCTGTTCTAATGTTTCTAACCCGTATGCCAACATTGAGATTATACAAGGTGAGGGAACATTGGAAGAAAAGTTTATTGCCTGCGTTCCCTCAGCCCCAACACCAACACCCAGCCCGAGTATTACCGCAACTCTTACACTCACTCCAACTCCCTCACCGACTTTTCTTTGTAGTTGTACCAGTTATTCAATAGTGAATAATGATAGCATAACGGCCAATTTGACTTATACTGATTGTAATTACAATATACAATCAACAACGATAGCCGCTGGTGGTGGATTGAGTTTCTGTGGATGTCTAAATACCATCAGTATTACGGGGGCTCGTAATGTTGTTATTACCAATTTGGGTGAGTGCGTGCCAGTAACTCCAACCCCATCACCAACATCAACCCCACCAGTGACCCCGACACTATCACCATCGGGTATTCCTTAGGGACCAATTTAGAATAATCTAAAGATATTTATATAGTATGATTGTATTGAACATCGGAGAAAATAATGAGGTCTTTGAGCCAGCCAGTAGAAACAAAGAGTTGAATAATCCAACTTATCTTTTCTCGTTTTACCATAAATTGAGTGGTCAAACTTGGAGGGTTATTCCTTATGTTGGGGATTGGACTGCTGACTATACCTCAAGATTTGATATATTTAATATCAAGATTGATTACGATAGTCCTCAATCTTTGGTTGGTAATACGGGAAGCACGGATACCAATGTCCATTTAATTGAAGGTGATTATTGGATAAGTATTTACGAGCAAATCTCCACCACGAACCTTGACCCCTCAAAGAGTTTTAATAAGGTGATTGAGACCTTTGGGTATGTTGTTCCTGAAACGGAAACAAATCCAACTTATGAGGGTAATAATTATGAATATAAGATATACGAACAATGATAGAAAATATTAGTTTTTCAAGTGAGGACATCTACAAGTTTGAGGAGAAGGTCTCAAATGGTAAGGATTGGGTTCAAGCGGGACCCAAAGATGATTTCTTTGACTTTTTATACGATATGGTGGATTATAGTCCAATCCATAATGTATGCCTCCGTAGTAAGACCGACAATGTCTGTGGGCAGGGTTTTACTCGTGAATATATGATGAATAAAACTGAGGACATCAATGACCTCTTTAGAAAGATTGCCTTTGAGTATCTCGTTAGTGGTAATGTATTCCTTGAATGCGTTTGGGCTAATGATAGAACTCAGGGTATCAAGTCCGTGTATTTTATCCCATCAAAATATGTAAGGGTTGGTAAGACCGACTTTGTTTATCAAGAACCTGAAAAGTATTACTACTCAGAGGACTTTACGAAAAAGAACTCAGTGATTGAGTTTAGTAAGTTGGACCCATTGAATTATGAGGACCGACAAATCTACCATATCAAGTCATACTCACCAGGATACAATTACTATGGATTACCATCGTATATGTCGGTTATCAACGATGTAAGGTTGAACCACGACATCTCCATCCACCACCTCTCAAATATTCAGAATGGGGCCACTCCATCGTTATGGGTCAATTTTAGAAACTCCCAACCTTCAAGTGAGACGGAGCAAAGAAAATTGAAAAAGAAACTCCAAGATATTTACACGGGCGCTGAAGCGGCTGGAAAAATCATTGTCTCGTTTAGTGAGCCAGACAACGGACCTGAGATTACTACACTGAACCCTACTACAAATGACCAGTATTACTCAGCAATCTTTGATAGTGTTCAGAGACAGATTTTGTCGGGTCATAAGGTAAATGACGGGTCATTGGTGGGATTACCATCATCATCAGGTTTTGCTT